CACCCCTTCTGTAAATTATCATTGCTGTATGATACTCCTTCATTGCAAGAAGAAAACATACAGAATAGTTAACGGATAAACAAAAAGCAACAAGAAGGGATTTAGTAAGGATTTTATCCTTATCCATTGTCTTATTCGAATAGAAATACGTATCTTTGCAAAGAATCTGAACAAGACAATGGATAAGGATATTAAAGACTTAAAAATAGCTGTAGCCGGAACGGGCTATGTAGGTCTCAGCATTGCAACACTGCTGAGTCAACACCATCATGTAACAGCTGTTGACGTAGTAAAAGAAAAGGTTGACCTCATAAACAACAGACGTTCGCCTATTCAAGATGATTATATTGAACAGTATTTGGCAGAAAAGGATTTAGATCTTACTGCCACATTGGATGCAGAGACTGCTTATAGGGATGCGGACTTTGTAGTCATCGCTACGCCAACTAATTATGATCCTGTGAAGAACTACTTTGACACACGACGTGTTGAGGAAGTTATCGAAATCGTAATGAAGGTGAATCCAGATGCGATAATGGTCGTTAAGTCTACGATTCCTGTTGGCTACACTGAGCATATTAGAGCAAAATACAAGTGTAATAACATTCTCTTTGCTCCAGAATTCCTACGTGAAAGCAAGGCTCTTTATGACAATCTTTACCCAAGTCGCATTATCATTGGTCGACCTGAAGGTGACGAACGCTTGGAACGAGCAGCCCAGCTGTTTGCTCAATTACTACAAGAAGGAGCAATAAAGGAGAATATCCCTACTCTATTTATGGGACTAACAGAGGCAGAAGCGGTGAAACTCTTTGCTAATACTTACCTTGCACTACGCGTAAGTTACTTCAATGAGTTAGACACCTATGCTGAGGTAAAAGGTCTTGATACTTCTAACATCATTCAAGGTGTATGTCTTGACCCACGTATTGGCTCTTTCTACAACAATCCTTCTTTCGGTTATGGTGGCTATTGTCTGCCTAAGGACACTAAGCAGTTACTTGCTAACTATGCTGATGTACCAGAGAATCTTATTCAAGCAATCGTTGAGAGTAACCGTACACGCAAGGACTTCATAGCTGACCAAGTATTGCATAAAGCTGGATATTATGACTATTACGACCGTGGTGACTATAACCCAGAAGATGAGAAAGAGTGCGTCATTGGTGTCTATCGTCTTACTATGAAATCTAATAGTGACAACTTCCGCCAAAGTTCAATTCAAGGAGTAATGAAGCGTATTAAGGCAAAGGGTGCACAAGTCATCATCTATGAGCCTACGCTTGAAGATGGCGCAACCTTCTTCGGTAGCCTTGTTGTCAACAACCTTGAAGATTTCAAACAGCGTTGTCATGCCATCATTGCCAACCGATACGATAAATGCCTTGATGATGTAAAGGAAAAAGTGTACACAAGAGATATATTTAGAAGGGATTAATATAATCCCAAATGCGGTCATTAGACTACAAAAGTATATCTCTTATTACTATGGTATTGTTTCCTAACATCTTTTATTTTCTTATCGCCATCTTGTCTGTCTTTGTAACTTGACGTAGCCCGCTACGCCTGTGTTGCAAAGCCAAACAATCTGCTCGATAATAAAACAAAATATGTTTAGGTTCTAATGACTGATTTGGGATAATCCCATTCTCGACCCTCAGCCAATGTATTCATACTCATCACTCATGGTGCTAACAGTAAACACCATGAGTGCTAATGATATACACCTTCCGAGAAGTAGACAGGAAGAGTTTTACCCATTTGTTAGTAAATGAGACTTACGCCACCAAGAGAGAGTATTTATTACTTGGTTATATTGAGAAATACCCCTCCCAAGTAAACACAAAATTACCTATATAAAAGAGAGCCCTCAGCGAATTATATACTAACAAAATACTGTTAATATTAGCCTTCGTCCTTTCATTTAGAGTCTTCTATTGCCCTCTATAAACTAAACATCACTATATCAACTTTTAGGTAAAACTATTTTTCCTGTCATATCTGTCACATCTTATATACTCATAACCCTTTTATCGTCAATAAAATACGGCAAATGTTAAAAGTGACAGCAACGTACATTTAAACTAAATGTAGTGTTATTCACAAGATAAATACGCTTTATAAAGAGATTACCCAGACCTATAACTATATAAAGATAAAAAGGCTTGTCTCCCGACAAGCCTATTTATAATACAAAAACATTATGACATTGCCCAGATATAGGTAACTCATTGATGTTCAGTATTATAGCTCTCAGTTTCGATAACTTTAAGGCTTGGGGTACTAGGTGCAAAGTTAATAAACATTTGGGACACCTCCAAATTATTAGGAATAAAAAAAGTAGCCTAACTTCTCAGTCAAGCTACTCTGTAACAATATAAATTAAAGTATAAAATGAAAATAAAACTATCTTACCTAATACTACCTAGACTCTAGTACTTCTGTCTGTCGTACTTTATCCTCTACTCGCCTTCTCTTTTCTTCATATCTTCTTCTTCTCTCATTTATTTCGTCTTGTTCTCTTTCTATGTCCCTATACTCATCCTGTACCTCTCTTTGCATAGCCTCAAATATTGTGTTATCTAGGCTACTCTTAATCTCTTCTAGGTCTTCTGAACTTAGCATAGAATATTTTAACCTACAAATTGCGTCCTCCTTACTTACCAAACAGTGCTTAGACTTAAAGTACTCTAGGGCTTTTAGTAGTGCCTCTTTATCTAAGTTCTCAATCTTCTCACCTTCATTACGTCCAAACTTATAGGTAACAAACGGCCTTACATACTTAAAGTTACAGTTACGTACACCTACCATCTCTTCAAACTTCTTAACTAACTCTTCATTCTGCATAGTTTTTTGTCGCTGTTTATAGTGTGCCTCCACTTCCTTGTTTATTACTTTATTTTTTACGTTTGCAAAGTTAGTACGTCCTAGGTGGTCTTGCAAGTATTACTAAGATTCTGAATGTACACTATACAAAATACCTTCTATTAGTGTCCCTAGCTTGTCTGTATCGTCTTCTTCTAATAGGTCTAGATTGCTCTTTAATGTCCTTCTATCCCCTGTCTCCTTGAATGTCTCAGCCCACTTACTTTGTTCTAGGCTTGCTGGGTGCTTGCTAGGGTTAAATCTATATCCTGCCCTATCTAGTACTTCATAGGCAACTGTATAATAATGTCTGCTACTTTTACCTAGCCTCCTTAGTTCAGCCTTTATATCTTCATTCTTACTACCCTGTCTAATCTGTTCCTGTAGCTGTTCTGTTAGGGTAGTTAGTTTCTTAGCCCTGTCTTTTACCTCTATACCTAATTCTTTCAGTGCAGTTATTACCTTCTTTCTATCCTTTATACCTACCTCTATTTCTATTGTCCCACCGTCCACTGTAAAGTAGTTAGTCTTCTGTAGGGTAAAGTTAATAGCACTGTCGATTAGTTCCTTAGTTGATGGGTAGTTATAATCTAAGCTAGGATATTTCATACTAGCCCATCTATTCTTAACCTGTTCCCTGCTAAGTCTATATTCAAGCCCTAACCCCTGTAGTACCTCTTTAGCCTGTTCTGTCTTGCCTGTCTCTACTCTAATCATCAAGTCCTCACCAGCTTTAACAATTAGGTCATTAATCCACTGGCTAATATTTCTAGGGTTAACTGTATCTAAGACTCTAACCGCCTCAGTATCTAGGTTAACGCTATATTTCTTAGTAGGGCTTGTTCGTCTCATCATTTCTATATCGTCCCTACCTGCAATGATTCTATACACTGTCTGTTCACTACCTACCCCTGTCAGTGCTAGTATCTCCTTTATGCTGTACTTCTTACTTCTATACAGCCTCACAACTTCCTCTATCTGTTCACTACTTAATCTTGCCATACCTTTAGAAAATTAAAAGCCCAACCTACTAAAAGACTGGGCTATCCGTTTTACTTACTTAACAGGTTCACTATAAACCTCTTCCCTTGTTTCACTATCTACTATGCTAACTGTACCTCCTTTATAGTCTTCAAAATAACTATAACTTGTACCGTTATAAGCCTTAATGTAATCTAAGCAGTAATCATAGCTCTCACTAAATCCTTTACAGCTACTATCTGTGTCATCATTAAACACTACATCAAATTTTTTAGTCTGTTCCATATTGCTAATGTTTTTAATTATTACACTGCAAAGATAGGTAGATTATTTCAACTATCAAAATAAAATAATATCGAGTTGTACTAAAAAGAGTTAAAAAAAGATGGTCCGTGATACCCTTTACTAGATACCACGGACTGCAAAGACCTATTCTACATCATCCTTCTTATCCTTATCTTCTTCCTGTACATCTTTCTCATTCAGTTTCTTAATGATTGCCTTGTTAGTGCTAATCTTATAGGCCTCAAACTTCTCTTTAAGTATCTGAGTTATCCCAAAGACTGCCCCAGCAAAGGTAATCCCAAGACTTAAGAATCCGAGTATAGAGTTTTCAATTAGGTGTAAGATAAAGAAACTAAAGAAAGCTAAGACAACACCACTAATAATTAATAGTACAGCTGTCAAATGGCTTATTAGGTCTCTGTGTTCTCTCTCAAATTTCATAGTAGTTTAGTATTTGTTAGTAGTTAGTTGAATCTACATATAAGTTCCAATTCTGACCGTCATACAAGACTTTTATAATACCTACCCAGTTAACAGTGAATAATACAGACTTTACTACTTCTACATTGCCTTGATTATATTTCACTATACTAATTTTCTTACGTGGGTCATCATCTACACTTATCACTAGTCTACCACTACTTCGCTTAAATATAATGTACTCCTGTCCTGCTTGTAAGTTCTCGGCTGTCTGGTGATACTTATTTATATACTTTACACGTTCTGCACTTGTTGGGTTATGACTTAACATACCTTTAGTTAGTAGGTCATTGTCTGGTAGTTGTAGGTTAGTTCCTTGGTTTCCTAGTACTTGGTTATCTAGGTCACTTGCGCCTGTTACTATTACATTTTTAACATAAGTGTCTAGGGTATAGTTTCCACCTTTATACAGTCTAGTTAAAGCCCTAAGTCCATACACTGCACCGTCCGTTATTGTAATAGCTGAGTCCAAATTATTACTAACGCTAGATATACTAATCGCCTCTTGACTGTTAGAAATAATGTCTAAGTTAATATCTCTACTGTAGGGTGATAATTTAACAGACTGAAATATACCTTCTTTTAGTACTGTCTCATCAACCCTAGTAGTAAGTCCGTGTGAGTGTATTTTAGTTTCTACCGTCTCATTTTCCACATCCTTAACAGTGCCACGATAGTAAAAGCCGTCATCACTAACACTAAACAGGCCTCCTTGACTTTCAATATAGCGGGTCTTAATCTTACCATTCTCAAACAGGGCCGTCTCAGTATTACCGTTTCTGACCTTTACACGCTTTGCATCTAGGATAATATCACCGTTCAGTACCTTAGCCTCTATCTTATCTGCACTTTGTTTTAGGTAAGACTCAGTACTGTTAATCCTTACTACCTTCAAACCAGTTAAGGCAATACTCCAATCTCTAGTAGTGTCCTGTCCTGCTTGGTGTGCGCTTTCAAAATAGATACGAAGGTAGTTATCCTTTACTTCTACTACCTTGCTAACCTCACTTCCGCTAATAATGTGTGCAGGCTGTGAGTAATCTATAGGGGTTTGTATGCTATCCTTATTATCAATCTCTACAAGTAACCTAACATCTGCTGCACTGAGGTAGGGTGTGAATCTTACTAAGTACAGACCGTTAGGAATTGCATAACTGTTACTATCAAAAAGTACTGTATAATCTATATCCTGTAACTGACCCCCTGCCTTGCTAACATTATAGGTCATAGTTACCGTGTCTGTACTGTGGTTGTAGGATATACTTTGGGCTGGGTGGTGGTCGTTGGGAAAGTTCTGTACAAAATCAAATCCTACCCTGTTCCTGCTATAGTAATTATAGATGTCACTACTACTAGGACTCCAACCTGTCGCTATAGTCCCTTCTTCTACCTTAATATCCCAGAACTTAATACTTTCATACACTACACCATCACTATAAGAATTTAGCCTTAGTTGGTAATGGTCGGTGGTAGGGCAGGTAAAAGTCCACACGCAATCACTCACCATATTAGAACTAGTAAAGAGTAGATTATCAGACTTACCACATAACCACACTGTAAAAGACTTATCGGTTTCTCCACTAGGACTACTACTAAGGTGTCCATCACTCTTTAACTGTAGCGTGTATTTCTTACCTGCCTCTAATAGTTCAGTAGTAACACCTCTATAGTAGATATAACCGTCCTTGTCTTTGCTAGTGTGTAACAATGGGGTAGGCTGTCTAAAATCAATAACACCATTTAATAAGTTCTGACCGCCTACACTAAAGTCTCTAACCGTCTCTTCAACCCTGCTAATCTTACTTTCTGTTTCGCTAGCTGTCTGTCTGAGTGTGTTAATGTCTCGTGTTGTGGTATTCTGTAGGTTATTTAGTTCTGTCCTTGTCCCTGCTACAGTCTGCTCTATACTACTTGCTTTCTGTGTGAGACTACTAATACTACTTTCTGCCTGCCTTATCTTTCCTGTTACGGTGTCTAGGTTGGTCTTATTATTCTGTACCTGTGTTTTGATAGTATCTGCCGTCTGTGTTAGTTGTGTTACCTTATTCTCAACAGTTCCTATCCTACCTGTTACATTATTAATACTCTGCTTTGTGTCTTGTACTTGTGCCTTGATTTGGTCTGTAACACTAAATACAGTACTTGGCAAGACGGTAACAGGGATAGTATAAGAGTCTACCAGCTTATCACCACTTAGCAGGTTAAAGGTAAAGGTAGTCTGTCCTGTGTATGGTAATGTCTGTGAGTGCTTAAATAATCCTTCCCTGTTAATTGCAATAAGTCCACCGCTATACTGTATCTTATTTGCAGGTGTATTATCTGAACTTACACTACTTGCACTTTGTCCTACTACCTCTATCAGTCCTAAGTCAATGTTTAGGGATAGTCTGTTAAAAGTATCTACCACTGCTACACTACCGCCCCTGTCATAGAGTTTATAGTATGGTGTTGGGTCTAAGTCTCTACCATCCTGTCCCCTTGCTGGTACTTGGGTGTTAGTATTACCAATCCACCATACATTATCAACAATTCTAGGGGTAACACCTGCATCACCTTTCTGTCCTTGGTCTCCTTTATCTCCCTTCTCACCTTTCTCACCCTTACTACCTTGTGCAGGGATTCTAGTATCAGTACCACCAATCCACCAAGTACCGTTCTTAATCTGTGGTACACTACCGTCTCTTCCATCTTGCCCCCTAGCTGGTATCTTACTATCTTTATAAGTGTTGCTAGCCTTATCCCATATCATCCAAGTTCCACCAGATCCGATATAAGGTGTACCACTAGCAGTTAGTTTAATTCTGTCTGCTATATAGGATTCAAGTGTCTTTCCATTGTCTACCCTAAATTCACCGCTAAATATATTCTTACCTACACTGATTACATTTAGCCTATGTGTCTCTAGGTTGTAGTCATTAATTCCTTGGTACTGTACAATACTAGGGGCTACAACGGTCTTATCTAAGTAACCTGTATTATATGCACTGATTATTATAGCTGCCTGTCTAGTGGTGTCAGTCCTATTACCCAACTGCACAATATTATCCCCCTTCATCGGTTCACTTACACTAGCAGGGTCTTTATCTGTCTTGCTTAGGGTAATATAATTCCAACCTTCACTACTACCTGCCTCTGTACATAGCCTCCAATAATACCTAGATTGTCCTGTATTAAAGGTCTGACATACTACTAAGTCACCTGTACTAAATGTCTGTGTAGTAGTTGTTTGGTTGTCGGTATTTTTCCACCAGCACTTATAATCACCACTTGCCTGTACTTCTACCTTTTCAATAATAGCACTAGCAGGGGTAACTATAATCTGTCCTTGTGTCGCTTTTATCTCATCTATACTGAGGCTGAAAAAATGTGCTGCTTTGTTGACTGTCAGATTATCTACTACTATAACCTTACCTGTTAACCTCTCTGTATCTACCCCCTTAGCTGTCAACTGTTGGGTATTGTGTGTTTGGGTGCTTAGGTCGGTTATAGTTCCTGTATCACTGTTTAGGTTAGTGGTGGTTAATGATTGGCTAGTATGTGAGGTAGTAGTAAGGTTAGTAATGGTAGAATCTGTTGCGCTAATACTTCCTCCTATGATAGTGGTATATCTTAGTTCCTGTCCTGTCACGCTATCTATCTTGCCTGTTTGCGTATTGATAGACTTTGCACTTATATTACCGTCACTTTCGATATTACCAACACCTACTAGATTACCGCTTATGTCGTGTTTACCATCATATAGCTGTCCCCAAAGTAAGTGAGGCTCTAAGGTACTGTTCTGACCACCACCTAGTCCACCACTGCCACCACTTCCACCACTGCCTACACTTTCCTTTTTCTTTGCATAACTTACTACATCTATCATATCTCTAATAATGTTATCCTCGCTGTTTTATTTCTAATGTCCCTACTAACTGACTGTACTAGGAACTTCTTACCTAGGGTCTTAGATTGATAGGTACTTGTAAAATCTATCCCTGTGTCGTTCATTGTTACCTCTACCTTAAGTCTAGGCCTTGACATGAAACTATAATACTGACTAACGTAATGTTCTTCTGCCTTACCTGTCTCATCAAGCACCTTATTATATATACTCCTCACTGGTAGACTTGTAGATGTATTAAAGACACTGTTTAGGTAGACTTCATTCTTAATTCCTTTTCCCAATGCCTCAATACTGCTAAGCTGAGTTATAAATTTAAACTCTGTACCGTCATGCTTATTTATATACTTAGTCTGTGCTGTACTACAGTAGATTAAGTCATTATCGCTAGTACTTTCCAGCTTACCGTTATCACTCACTAAGTTACAAGCAAAGTTTTTAATAATGATATTCTCAGTGTGTGCTAAGATATACCTACTATTACTTGTCCACTTAGTAGACCTAAAAAACGTTGGGTGTCGTCTTACAATACTGTCCCAAATTAACTGAATAGGTGCAAGTATCATAAAACTAACTCTACCGCTTAACCTATCACTCTGTTTAATTGGTATTGCAGTTCCTTCCTTGCCGTCTAAGTTCATAGTATAGTCGATAGTATTTTGTAGACTGTGTTCCTGCCCTATAATAAAGTCTCCAATTTTAGGATTAATACCGAGTGACATAGTGGTCTTATATTTAGTAGTGCCGTCAACGTCCTTATAGGTTAGGTCTGGTCTAGCTTTAATCTCATCAAGTGTTAACCATTCAAACCGACTATCACCGTACACATCTAAGACTGTTTCTACACAATACTTAGACCCTATTTTAAGTTCACATTCTAGGATAGGTAGCTTACTGAATTTATCTGTACTATCACCTACACTACTATACTCAAACTTTAATCCCAGTGCTGCCTTATCTTTGGTCCATGGTTGAAAATAACTACCAGTACTATTATATGTTGGCCTATCAGTATTAAGTCTTGCGCTATAATGTTTCCTAGTGTAGTACCGTCCTTCCTCGTTACCGTCTGACTTCACTAGATTACTGTCTAATCTACGAAGGTCAAATACATTATCTCTTTTAGGTGGGTCATAGAATGGGACTATAGCGGTGTACTCTTTTCCCTGTGTCTTCCTAGCTCCATGTTTTAGGATAAGGTCATAACTAGATACCCTACTAGCCCTACTTATACCACTTTCATATAAGATAGGCTGTAATAATAGACTACCACTAAAGACTAGGTAATTAGTTGTATCACTGTCTGGGGGGCTAAATACACCACCTGACTTATTACCTACATATTCAATCAGGGGGGAACAGTCTCTTAGGTCATTGTCGCTAGGTTTGTGTCCTTCTGCTGTGTCATTCTCATTACCGCCTACACTAATTACTAAGTAATTATCAGTGTCTATCTTACTAGTTGGGCTGTTGTCTGTTGCCTTAGCTTTCCTCTCTACACTACCAAGTCTAAGCAGTGCAGGGGTTAGTGGGTGGTCTCTGAGGTACTGTGCCACTTTATGCTGATTTATACCTGTTCCGTTCTCATCAACCTCTAACATATCTTCACTCTTACGTAACTTCCATGTTGGGTTATACATAGACCTCATATACCAGTCAGTTTCAAATAGGGCATCATAAGTAGTAGGTTGTCCCTTTACTGCTGCATTAAAAGCCTCGTTCGCACTCTTACCACTGCCAAGACTACTAATTTCAGTGAGTATTAGCTGCTGACCTTTGTAATGTGATTTTAGACTATCCTCACTTAGTGGGCTTTCAATGATAGTATCTTGTCCTTCGAGGCTACAGGATAATTGGAACTGGTTAACCACCTCACTTGTACTTAGGCTAGTATCACTTCCTGCATAGTGTGAAGGGTTGATTATAATAGATTGTGGCTGCTTACTTACTACATCACCTGTCTGTAAGTCTAACCAGTTTATAGTATTACCCTGTACTAGTGTGTCCCAATCATATATATAAAAGTCTAAACCTTCCTGTCTGATATGTAGGTTAAGATACTGCATGACTTCTTTAAGTAGATTTTCGTTTGTCCAAGTGCTATCCTCGTCCTTACCAATTATGAACAACTCACTAATACTTAGCTCTTCAAATACAGTACCTTCCTTTCCCTTTGCCGTACCCTTAGACTGGTCATATAGTAGCCTTGGTTTTTGGTTGTTGTTTATATTTAGTCCCCTAGTGTCAAATATCCTACCCAAGACTTCCATAAAACTAGTACTACCTGCCTCCTGTACTGCCTGTCTATAGTTAAGGGGTACTATATTCTTGTAACTTGTATATTGAAGGGTGCTAAGAAAGTCTGTACAGTTAAGGGTAAACTCATCAACACTACTATTAAAGGGTTGGCTAAATGTTGCTGGCTCTACATATCCTGCAAAAACACACTCACTACCCTTCCAAATGTTTACTACTATATCTCTAGCAGCACCTGTAAATAGTAAGTCGCCTAGATAATCACTGACAACTAAGTTAATAGTGGCTGATTTTCTTATTACGTGTTCTGTTATGTCTTCTATACTTTCTTCAATATGTACAGGGTCAGCAGCAAAGTATAAACCATCCTTGCCTATCTCCTTAACTGTACCACTACCACCACTTTTAATTAGGACGGTTAGTAGTTCATCTTGTTTGTTTCTAAATTCTCCTCTTAGTATCATAGTAACTTCCTTCCTGTTTTGCGCTGAACCTTGCTATAATTACTTAGGGCTAGATATAAGTCACTACCTTTCACCCTTACACTACTTACACCTACACCACCTCCTAGACCTGCTGTATTGTTATCTAAGATTCTAAATAGGTTTCCTTGCTGTGTCTTGGTTAGTATCATTTCACCACTATTAACACGTGCTAGGTTATGGTCTCCTACTGTCTTACTACCTTGGAATATACCACCCTGTGAGAATGATTGTAACTGTGATATTGTACTAATCATTACTGCCGTACCTGCTGCAATTGCTGCTACCCAACCAATAACGCCTAGTTTAGAATCCTGTGCGGAGGCTTGTGCAAAACCTAGTATAATCTGACCTATCGCCTGTAATACTAAACCAGCTTTGGCTGCTGCACTATCTTGTCCTAGTTGTTGTATTGCTTGAGACATAAACACCATACTAGCACCTATCTTCTCACCGTCACTAGCCATCTTACTTCCTAGTATCTGTTGTAGGGCTTTCGCATCCTCTAACATCCTAGTAATACCGCTATTCTCAAAACTACCTAAGCTATCCTTAACCTTCTGTAGTTCTTTCATACCATCTACTGACTTCTGTAGCTCCTCAGTAAGTTTAGTAAGTGCTGAAAAATCAAGTCCCTTAAGGTCTAGACTTCTACCTAGTTCCTGCCCTAACTGTCTAGCCTTATCAAGTAGTGGGTTTAGTAGCTTGTCACTTGCCTCTTTTTCATCCTTTGCCCTCTGGTCTAGTAGTTCAGTATATTTGTTAGCATACTCAGCCTGTAAGTTAGATATTGCTGCCTGTTTCTGTTTCTCTAGCTGTTCGAGTAGTTCCTTATTACCGTGTGCCTTCTCTGCTAGGGTGTCATACTTCTTAGAAACTGCTGCTACCTCGTCTGCTAAGTCTGCCTGTCTAAAACCTTCTATCTTAGTATAGTAGTCGTTGATTAGTTTAAGCTGGTTATCTAAAGCCCCTTGCGTGTTGATTACGTTACTTTTATCTGAACCATACGCATTTTTTAGCTGTTCCTCATCAGTCTTCCTACTACCCTTATTATTATGGACGGTTTCAGTTTCGATAGTCTGCTTTAAGGTCTTCTGGTCATCTGCTATCTTTTCTGCTTTCCGCTTTGCCTCTTCTGCTGCTCTCTGTGCCTTGGCTGCTGCTGCCTTTCGCTTTGCCTCTGCCTCCTTAAGTGCCTTTTCTCTTGCCCTTTGTTGGTCTGCTGCTAGTTTTGCTGACTTCTTACTAGTTTCTTCTCTCTGTCGTCTTACTGCCTCTTCTAGCTTGTTGGATTCTTGCCTATATTCCTCACTACCCTTCTTAAATAAAGCTAGTTTCTTCTGGTGGTAGATAATATCCCTGCTTAGTGATTGTCCGTGTTTCGCATTCTCAGCCTCATACCAATCATTTAGGGCTTTTTCTTGTGCCTTGGTTTCACGTTCCCTTGCTTCCTTATTCTGCTTTGCTAGTTCTTTGTTAGCAGCGTAATTATAGTTACCTATTACATCATGGCCACCTTTGAAAGCAGATATAGCGTTACTTGCAATCTTATCCCAATCTCCGTTAATCGCATCCCTAACCATACCTACAAACATCTTAAGTGGCCAGATCATGTGTTCCCAAATTGCATTACCTACACCTACTGCAATTACCTTAAACTTATTCCATGCTTGCGCTAACTTACTACTAGCACCTTCAGCAGTCTTAAAGGAGTCTGTTATGTCCTCGAATTTCTGATACAGTGCAGCTACTAGTGAAATCAAAATACCTATACCAATTGCACTTAAGGCAACTCTTAGGGCTTTACTTGCTACTGTTGCTGCCCCTTGTGCTACTGTTAAACCTTCTGTTGCTACGGTTGCTCCTGTTGTGGCTACGGTATTTGCTGTCTGTGCTACTGTCTGTTCACCTGTTACTACTACCCCTGCTTGCTTAGCCGTGTTATTTGCTACTTCTGCTGTAGTGTTTGCAGTTATTGCGCTACTATTGGCTGCTTGTGATACAGTATTAGCACTTATTGCCGTTGTATTATTTGCCTGTTCAATACCTACTAGCCTAAGGAGTGCATGATAAGCCCTATATGTACCGCTTGACTGGTCCATGAAGGTATTTTGTAGCTGTGTTATTCCATTCAGTACTGACATAGCACCAGCAAGTTTAGTTAGGGTTTGCTGTGCCTCCTCTGACTCAACACCAAACAGGGCCATACTACCCGCAACTGTCTGAAATATACCTATACCTGTACCTGCTACGTCTAGGGCTGCTGTTAGTCCTCTGATATCATTGGCAAACTGACCTACTACCGCCTTGGCATCACCCATAGCGTCCTTGATACTACCTGCCCTTGCTGCAAGTTGTTGGAATTTTTCACTAGCAGGGTCTACACCATTTAATAACATCTGGCTCAGTTCCCCTTGAATAGCTTTGAGTTCCTGCTTAATATTACCACTACTAGACCTAAAAATAGCCTCAGTATTTCCTACTTCACTTTTTACTTTATCAATAATGGACTTAAACTGTTTATCATCAAGTCTTATTTTGGTTACTAAATCTTGTGCCATATTCTTTCGCTTTCTGTTTAAGTCTTTCTATGTCCTCCTTGGTTGGTAGTGGGTCTTTATCTTCTGTACTACCTTCTAAGTTATCCCATGGTAAGGGCATAAATTTCCGTGGGTTATTTTCTTTAGTGCCACCCATTACCTTGGCAGATGTAAAAATAGCCTGTCTCCCTATCTCCCAGTCATCCTGTTTAGCCCTGTACAGATTCTTAACTAGTACGTGTAATTCTAACATACTCATCCTGTCTAGTACATACTCGGGGTCTAGGTTGCCTTGAAATACTAAGATACTAAATACATCTGCCATTCCTAGTTTTTTCCCTTATCCTCACCTTTCTTAGTGTCATCCTTACCCTTAAACTCTGCTTGTCTGGATAATTCCCTTTTCATGAAATCTGTATAGACTGTAAAGATACGGGGGTCTTCATCTAAGCTGTCTAAGAGTATATCAAATGTAAGGTCAGTGTCTTTGTTACCTGCTAAGATACAACAATACAGGAATAGGTACTGGTCGCTGAGTGTATCTAGGCTAAATAGTTTACTAGCTGCTGCCTCAAATAACATCATAGCACGTACTGAGTAGACTAGTTTATATTCCTTGTTGTTAATAGTTACTGTATTCATTGTGTTAAAAAATTATTGGGCTACCTACTACACCCTTGTTAAGTTTGGATATAATAGGTATAGCCCTGTTTCATTATTATTTCTTTATGCTGTTGCCACCTTCTTAAGCGGTCCGACACCTGTAAAAGTAGCAGAAAATGTAGCGTTATCCTCATTTGGTGCTGAACACTCTAGGGAGGTAATTAATACCTTGCCTGTATATGTGCCAGTAGTTGAAGGAACCCAACCGCCTTTAGTTACCTCATCTGCCTTAGTTTTATAGTTCTTCTCTAGGGCAAAGACGGCATCTATTGGGGTCTGTGCTGTCATTATATCAAAGAGTTGTTCAAAGCCTACACCTTCACCATCATTTGACATTAGATTTTCTGTAGACATTTCCCAGCTGATTTTGCCTGCCTGTGCTGATACCCACTTACCACCAGAATCTTTACTAGTAGTTTCTGTAGTATCTTGGCTAATAGAAAGACTGTGACTAGTTGCAAAAGCGATAGACTTTCCATTAATAAAAAGCATTAGGTCACGTCCTTTGGTTACACTTGCCATGTTATTATTTATTTTTTATATTTACTGTTATACTAAGTAGCTGTAGGAATGTGTCTTCCCTGTATTCCTCGCTAGTGTCTTGTAGTTCTAGGTCTGTTATTTCAAGTCCCCCTATAGTTCTACCTTGGCTTGCTAGTAAGACATCTATTACCTTACTGCATATACCTAGCCCCTGTCTATAATCACTACTTGCTACAATTAATGATATTCTAACCTGTGTGTCAAAGACTAGCTTATCTTTATTAGTAGAAGGTGTTAGTCCGTCCCTTCGATAAACAATGAAAGGAAAACTAGTACCTTTATCAGCGACTAGTGGAAATACTTTACTTCCTATTTGCCTACTTAATTCCTCGTCTTGTAGTAGGATAGATTTTACAACCCTACCTAATTCTAAACTCTCCATTACTTCTTATTCCATATCTTATCAATAGACTCAGAAAATAACCTACCCATAGAGTCCTCAACTTCTGACATCTTAGCCTGTACAGTGGGTTGGAAAAAACTATGTCGCTTGTGAACACCCCTACTAGCACCTGCCTTAGTACGTCTCAATTGTGTACCAAGTTCCCAGAATTTTAAGCGAAAATCAGCCATGATATGTACCTTAGCTGTATCACTATCCCTACTTGGCTTACTATACTTGATACCAGACTCTAGCGTCCTACCATTCCACCAGTTAGGACGGTTATAGCCCTTGGTTACTGTTCTGAGACTCTGCCTAGCTGCCTTAACTAGAATATCACTACCTTTTTTTAGTGCAGTGTTTTTAGCTTTGGTTTGTTCACGTCCTGTTAGTTCAGTGAATTTCTTAATAAGTTCTTCCGTCCCTGTTAGTTCTAAGTTGTCGTTATTCATTGATTAGCTCTGTTTCTATTACCTTCTTCTGTTGTGCAGGTACTGGAATGACACTTAAGACCCTGTACTTCTTATCCTTGTACATTATATAGTCTGTGTGTTCCTGTATATTAACGTACTGCCACACTTCAAAAGTAACTTGATAGGTATAGACTAGTTCATCACATACTACCTCTCTAGTCCCTGTCTTATAACCTACATTTGCTCTAGTAGTAGTTAATAGGCGGTGTTGATTAGTAGTACCTCCGAAATCGTCTTGTATTATTTCAGTCCGATAAATTGCTATGGTGTCTCTTAGTAGTCCTGTTCTCATACCTTATCCTTTCCGCCTGTAAATTTCTTACTGTAATTCTTATATAAATCTAGTAAGTAGGTAAGACTATAGGGTAGCTCAGTGTGACTACTAAAAGCTATTGATTCACGGTTAGCGTATAAGTTTGCTGTTAGAATTAATATAGATTGAACTAGGGGAGGTGGTAAAGTTGTCCTCCCACTAGCTTGTATGATATTTTCTAACTTATCGTCTATATGTCGTTCTACTGCTAATTCCGCTGCTTGTTCTAGGTCACACAAATACTCATCGTCTTCATGAAAACTTGAATCTATGTTAAGATGTTTTTTTAGTTGCTGTAAGTTTACGTACATATAGAAACTTAGTTAACTAATTAGACTGCGAATGTACCAAACTGGAAAGCCTCTGGTCTGATAAGTGCTGCATCAAAGTAAGCATTAACTACTAAGCGAATCATACCATTAACCGCCTGTGTGTAGTTATCAACCACGATGTCCAGACCGCCCCAACTACCAATAGCCAAGTTACTGAAATCACCTACTACAAAGGTCTTAGCCTCTACATTTGACGTACTGTAAACAGGTGTACCGTCCAATGTGCCATCAGTATAAGCAAGCTGGGCTGTACCTCTAGAACCCTTCATCATGTTTCTAAAACTAGCACGTGCAGAAGGTGAGGCAATATATGAAATACCACCGAGTACATTAGCCTCCTCAACCTTTGCCTCAAGACCTACCAAGCCCTCGAAATCAGTAACCTTAGTTGGGGTCTTACCGTTAAAGATACCTGCTGGGGTTGTAGCTGACTTAGCACCCTTGCCTAAAATTGTATTCTCGAGCTTTGAGTTAATAGCATTAATCAAGTCCTGCCTAATTGCATTCTCTACACCGATAGAATCCTGTGCAAGCAACATCTTAGAAATGTCAACATAAGCCGTCAAACGCTTTGGAGTGAGTGTTACATTATTAAACAGTACATTACCGTCTGTTGCTGCTGCTGTCTCACCTGCCCAGTTCACATTAGAGCCTGTCATTACTGGAATCTGTGCATTATTAGTCAAGCCTGTATAGAACTTTGCGCCAGCTTGTACTAGGACATTCTTAGCACGGAGAGGCTCGATAATATCGTATAAGTCTGTTGCTACTACATCTACGCCCTCACTAGCTACTGAAACTGCCGCACGTGTTTCCATGGTAGGGATATAAAGCTGCCCAACCGTACTCAGACCTGCTGCCCTCATTTCCTTCAAACCCTCATTACAAACTGCTGCCGTTACATTATCGAGCTGTCTGTTTTCTGCTACATTTCTAATAGCCTTGAGTAAACTAAATCTCTGTTCTTTCATCGTATTAATATTAATATGTTTGTTTCGTGCTGAGCGTGTTTCATCTTCCTTATCTTCACCCTCAACATCGTTATCCTTGTCCTTATCCTCGTCTACTACTTCCTCATCAGACTTCTCTACAGTTTCTTCTACCTGTACATCCTTGTCCTCTGTGTCAGTGTTTTTCTTTTCTACTTCTTCCTGTGTTGGTACTTCTTTATCTTCCTGTACCTCATCAGTCTTCTCTACAGTCTCTTCCTGTACTTCTTTCTCTTTTTCGTCCTGCATTGTTTTTTGTTTTTCAAGTTCTTCTAGTGTTCTCTGACTAACTGAGGTACTACTATAGGCAGGAGTCCAAACTGGGGAGACATCATGTAAACTATCAATCTTAAGTATCTCCCTGTATTGTCGTCCGTCTGTTCCTGTCGTCCATACCTCGCTACCTTCATCTGTGCTAACTGTAAAAGCGAAACTGCTACTATCAATGTCACCACGTCTAAGGTATTCTAGTAATGAGTTGCCTATGTCAGTGTTTGGGGCTTGAAATGTATATTTAAGCCCTTGTTCGTCTAGTTGTAATTGTAAGCTACCTGTACCATACTTAGACCTAGCTAGTACCTTGTCTTGGTCATGGTTAAATAGGCAAAATACATCAGACCTCATTAGTACGTCCTCAGTGATTGCAGCAGGGTTAATAGTTTCATAAAATCCTAGGTCTTCACTTTGGCTGTTAAAAACTACTGCATAACCTTCTACTGTTCTACTGTCTGGACTTACTACTGGGGTACTATTGGTTGCACGTATTTCTATGTTGTTATCCTTCCTCATCTGTACTACTTGTTAGGTTTGTCTTACTTACATCATTATAGGCTAGGTTGTGACTGTCTCCATTCTCGACAGGATTATATCCTAGCTGTATTCTAACTTCATTGATACTAAGAACACCCATACTAAGAAGACTGTTATAGTACCCTGCTAGTTCTGCCTTGTTCGTTCTCAGTATTGCAGTTTCATCTAAGCCTAATTCTAATCCAGCACCACCTGTTAATTTCCTGTTTAGTTCCTCCTCTATCATCACAATATAGGGGTTAAGCGTGTAAGTAAGGTATTGTAAGTTAGATTCACCGACACTACTATAACTACTTTTGCTTAAGTCGCCTAGTAGTACAGGGCTGATATTAAAGAATCGTGCAATATCAACTACACTAAAATTTCTAGACTCTAACATCTGAGCGTCTGAGCCGTTAATACTGATAGGCTGATAATCCATATTTACAGGCAGCACAACTACACCGCCTCCTTGATTACCTTGTCCAAATGTAGACCGCCAATTAGTAGATATTGCCTGCTTTTGTTCCTCACTTAGATTACTGTGTACCTTGATTATACCGTTTAAGTTGCAACCATTACTAAAAAAGTTCTCTGCTACCTGTTCTGTTTGTTGTGCTATATTGAGACTTCTAGCTGCATGACTCAGAATACTAATACCCTGTACACCGTCAACTGAGTACCTAAGAAAATGTAGAATCTCACTAGGTTGTATCTGTCTAGCCCCTATGTATGAACAGGTATAGTAAAGGGTGTTATCTTCCTTCCTATATATACACTGTACATCATCAGCTGGTAAGTATCTAAGTCCTACTACATCCTTACCGTTACCCTTTCTCTCAATCAGTACATAAGCATTACCTTTTAATAAGACAGACTGTACTATATTCTTAAGTAGTGTATAGCGGGTCATCCGATTGTTAGTAAAGATGTCATAAAGTGGGTGTTTGTCTAGTAAGTCTGTTCCCTTTGTATTCTTTGCCTTGACTTGAATAGGTAGGGTAGCAATTGAATCACTAATAAGGTTAACTGCACAATAGACCGCACTAAGACTCATAGCACTGCCAGACTGATAACCAAAACCCCATCCTAGACTTTCTGATAAGTTAGGGTTATAAAAGGGTTGGCCTCGTTTTTCTGGCTTGTCCCTACTTATATTTAATCCTAGTATTTTCATAGTTAAAAATTAAATCCTGTTATTTCGTTATTATATCGTGGCTGTTCTAAATATTTACCTAGTGCATTTAATGTAGAGTGTACACCGTCTATCTTACGCTCGCTGTTTTTATTCTGCTTAACAGGTTTGATATTACCGTTACTGTCTTCCATAATTTCACAATTACCAAACATCCAACTAGTTATTAAGTTCTTATCTAGCTTGAGTGTTCCATTACGTGCTATCATTTCCAAGTGCCTAGTAGGTCTGTTCATGCTGCCTGTCGTTTGAGAATAAGGCTGGCAGTTAAATCCTAGTTCAGTTAACTTTATAATTGCCATTGTACTCTGGTATTGGTCATAAGATATACACTCAATAGGTATAGTCTTGTTAATAGCCTGTATATCCTCAATTACCCTGTTATAATCTACTACATTGCCTTCTGTGATATTTAGATAACCTAGTCCTTGCCAAAATTTATACTTATCCCTGTTGCTACTCTCACTTAGGGCTGACAATGGCAAGTAGTACCAAGACTTAGAGTAGATTGTGTTGTCGGTTGGTATTACTAAGGTCATTGCTGTTATATCTGAGGTACTACTAAGGTCTAATCCCAAGTAGCCTGTACACCCTTGAAATTTTGGGTCTTGAAGGTCTATAGGTGTCATTGAGTCCTGTATATATTTGCTAGAAATCCACTCACCCCTTTCATTACTACACCAGATATTCATTAACTTTGTCTTATAGTTAGTGAGTAATAATGGGCTATTCTTTGCTTTCCTTAGTTCAGATTGTAAGTAAGATTCAGTTACAGTAAGGCCTAGGTTTGGTTGACACTTTACCCAGTTCTTAGGGTCTTCTATGTCGTCTTCTTTGTCTAGTGTGTAGATAGCTGAAAATATACTATCATCTTCTGCCTTACCTTCTAAGATACTTATAAATATACTTCTAAGTTGGTAGCATGGATTAGACATATCAAAGCCTGCTGTAGTGATATAAAGCATTAGGGGCTGAGTTCTCATACCCACACTACTAGTTAAGACATTTGCAGTATTATTAGATTTTGCTGCGTGGTATTCATCTAGACAAAAAGCAGAACAGTTTAGACCGTCCAATTTGTCCGCATCAGAACTAACAACCTTCATAGTAGACTTGGTAAGGGGAAACTTAATAGAGTCCCTGTAATAATTAAAATACTTACCCTTCTTGTCTATGCTACTAATAAAGTTCTTAGACATCGTAAAAGCTAGCTGTGCCTGTGCGTAACTATTCGCTGCGAAAATTATTTGTGCTTCATTTTCACCGTCCGCTATGAGGTGATATAACATAAGGCCTGCTGCTAGTGTACTCTTTCCACATTTACGGGCCACCTCTATATAGACTTCCCTAACGACTCTAGTATTATCTGAACACCACTTAAAGCCGTAAATACTTGCTACTACCCATTTCTGCCATTCCTGCAATACTAAGGGTTTACCAGCAAATTTACCTGTAGACTGTGGTAGCTTTTGTAAGAAATTAACTACCTTATCAACTGCCTTAGAATCAAAGTACCTATCTTCTTTGTCAAACCAGCTTAGGTATCTAGAACAAGCAAGACGAACATACTCACACGCTACTACCTTACCGCCTAAAACATCCCGTGCATAAGATTTGTACTTCTCATCTATCATTGTGTTATCCTAGTATTAAAGGGTCTGGGTAATTCTGTTTGTAGTCGTATGCTAGTACTTCCTCCCTATTAGTAAGTCTTTTAATGGCTTCTATATGCAATTCTGTTGTATTTAGAGATTCGGTCGCATAAATTTCTATAAGACCTAGCAATTTTTTCCACTGTGCTAAGGGATAGGTAAATGTGTGACCGTGATAAATTTTGGTCATCGTCTCCTTACCTAGTTGTTCATGTGCTAAGAGTGCAGCGTATAAGATACACCTTTCCTGTTTATCTAGCCACATCTTAAGACTGCCAACTGTGAAACTATTAATCTCATCTGAACTGTCGTAATATCGTATGTCATTAATCTTCTGTACTATTGCAGCCTGTAGTAGTTCTTCCTCAGTTGGCTCTTTGTGTTCCTCTACTACTATGTCTTCTTGTTGGTCAGTAGTTGGATTTTCTACTACTACTTGCCATCCTGCTGCTAATAGTTCTTCCTCGGTTGGGTTAATGATTGTATTGCCGTCTAATTCTATGTAACCGTTATATAGGTGTCCTTCTTTAATATAATTCTTCATACCTTTATAATGATAAACTTCCAAACTCTATTACCGTACCTAAGATAGTAACAGTGTAGATATGGTTTGGTAAGATAATAAATGTACGTGGTAGTTTGATATTAGAAGGTAGACTTATTCTAGGTGCTGTACTTCCTGTCTTAAAACTAAATCCGTACTCATCTAGGAAAGGACTGTTAGGGGCTGGCTGTAGGGTGATATTAAGACTTTCTACCTCATCCCACACATGAAACTCACCGCTCCTAATCGTAACTGTAGTGTCTGTTGGGCTTGTATGTCTTACTTCCTTACTTCTACCGTCTACACCGTCCCTGCCGTCCTGTCCTTTCACATATAGGCTGGTCTTCTTTTGACTTCCTGTAGTTCTGTCGTAATTATATACATAGTAATCACCACCGACATAAGGACATTTAGTAGTTAAGTCATCCTGTATCTGTGTCAGCCTACTATCAACAGTTCCTAGTTTCTCTGTTACCTTAGTGTTTACATCCTCTAAGGCACTATCTACACTCTTGCCTATTGTTGATATAGCATTAGTAAATGTAGTGCCTAGTTCTTTAATTCTATTACTTGCACTATCTACCTGTTCCTGTGCTGACCTTGTTACCTTATCAATACCTGCATCTATCTTCTCTGTCAACTTACCGCTAACAGTTGATTCTATTCTATCACTTACATTACATAGAGTCTCATTGTCATCTACCTCTAAGTCACTATCTATAAAGTACTCAGTGGTAATTAGTCTATCTAGTCCTGTGGTTGGATTATTTACCTTGTAGTTTAGAACACCTTTACCCATATATTGAAGGTGAGGCCATGATAAGGTAATATAACCCTCATCGTCTGTAGCTGTTAAGATAGTGCCAAACCTAGGATTAACTGTAAAGAAAGTAACTTGTCCACCTTCTACGAATCCTTGGGGCTTAATTCTTAACTCGCTGCCCTTGTATAAATGTTCCATATTATCCTGCTGTTAGTTTAGTTATGAAATCCTCTGCACTAAGTTCCTGTTCCTTCTCTGGCTTATCCGCTATCTTACTATTGCTAAGTGGGGACAAACCGAGTTCTTTAGTACATTTTAGGATTTGGATTTGGTAACTGTTCTGTATCATAAGGAGTGGATGCTTATTTGGATTACCGTACCTATCTAAAATCAGCAGGCCATCTTTTTTAATCTGGTCTTTGCACTGATAAAACATTTCTAGACTCTCAGCAAGTAATCCTAGTGTTCCCTTCCATTCTGCCTTTACTTCCCCATACTCTGACTCTAAGTACTTATAGGCTGACATCATATAATCCTGTACTGATTGCCTAGTATCTGGATATAAGGCCTGTATCTTTTTCTTTGTTATCATTGTTTTTCATGTATTCTTTGGTCATTAAACAGGTAGTGAGAAACTGCATAGAACATATTAACCGCATAACTATTACCTGCCTGTTTATATAATTGCGTGTCACTTACCCCTGCCTGTCTTGCTAGGTCTACATCGTGTCCTGTAAATCCTTGTAACTTAAATGACTCAGTAGGTGTAATTCTTCTAAGTGGCTCTGTGTGATAGTCTGGGTTAAGTTTCCTAGTACCTGTTTGTATATAATGATGTGTATAGTAGTTTCCCATTCCTGCCCTTCTATCAGATTTACAGGTTAAGGTTGCTGCTATAGACCTATCAAATTTTGGCTTAGTGGTATAGCTTGTATTTTCACCCAATAAGTAAGCCCTGTATGTTGGACTAGTTGAGGTGTTATATTTGCAGTCTACCTTTTTATCTAGAATGTCCAATACCTCAGACTGATTATTTATGCTCCATTCTTTCCTGTAGTCCCTGTTAAATACGTCCCTTACCTTAGTTGATGTAAAGGAAAAGTTAGGTAGGTCTAAGGTGGTAGCAAAGATAATAAGCCTGTTTCTATTCTGTGCTAACTTATAATCTGCTGCATTAAATAGGTCATAATATACAGTGTAACCTAGATTAGTTAGGCTTGCTTGGATTGTCCTAAAAGTGTTACCCTTGTCATGTGTTAATAGCCCCTTTACATTCTCTAAGAGTACAAAAGGGATAGGCTTGTACTGTTTCTTCTTGACTTCTAGGATGTGTACTATCTCATTGTATAGCGTTCCTCTTGGGTCTAGAAAACCTGCCCTCTTGCCTGCACTACTAAAAGTCTGACATGGAAAGCCACCAGTTAAAATATCTATGTCTAAGTTCCTAGTTATGTAGTCCTTTGTCTTGTTCCATGCTATTAAGTCACCCATTGCTAAACTATATTTGTGACTTGGGTGTATTGCTTGATAGGTCTTCACTGCGTGCTTATCTATTTCGCTGTATGCTATGGTTGGTATCTCTAAGCCACTATCAATGTATAATAGTTCTGCAGCCCTACTAAACCCACCAATACCTGCAAATAGTTCTAAGTGATTTAGTCTTTTCATATTCTTTCAATTATTACACGCTTATAGATTGTCTTCTCACCTAGCTTTGGATTATTCAACCTATCTACTATCCTAAATTGACTGCTACAGTGCTTAGTCAGAAAATTAACAGGGACACCCATTAACCCTTTATAGTCGCTTGGGATGTCCTTTACCTTATTCACATTGATAGCTTGATAATTACTATAGATTGGATAATCAGTAGGGTTATATGTAGCTGTTAGTACTAGTTCCTGTCTGTTCACTGGCAGCGTTGTAAACCATGATGTACTACCTAAGTCTTTAACTGTGCCGTCTGGAGTTACATAGTGCCTAAGTGTTGTGTGACCTAATCTAATCTGTCCTGCCTTAAACATTGGAAAGACATTCCCATAAGTCACTGCATTTATACAACCTATTACTATAAAATCCTTGTCCTTGATTGTATCTATATAGTCTCTGAATAGGCTAAAGGGTGGGTTTGTAATTACTATGTCTGCCTCCTTTAATATTGCCTTGCTAGTTGGACTATTATAGCTACCGTCTCCACTTACTGCTGTCTTTATAGTTTGTCCGTTTATGTAGTCTAACTTATATGTACCGTTCGGATCGTAATGAGTAGCTGTTAGTCCCTTTAATCCAAGCCTTGTATAATTTGTAGTTAAGTAAGTCCAAAACATACTAGCCTCACTATCACAATTACAAACTACCTTCTTTCCTTTTAGGTATGGACTGTAATATACTAGTTCCTTCTCTATGTCTTCTAGCCTTGTGTAGTATTCATCATTCTTTGCTGCCTTAGATTTATTTAAGCTAGTATTACTCATTATATAATTTTTCTAGTAGATTTAATGAACGCTTAACCAACTCACACTTTTCACGGTGGTAGTCGTCTGTGGGTAAGTCGTCTGTCCTGTAGGAACGGCTTGCAAACATTATATACCTCATTCGCTTTTCTAACATATCTTCTACTCCTATTCTATATGCTAAGATGTAGATATGATAGCCTGCTCTTTCTAAGTTTGTTAATCTTTGTCCTGCTTGTTCCTCCTTACCTTGCAACATATCTAAGCTGGGTAAGTATTGAATATCCTCTCCCCCTAGTTCAGTATCTAAGTGGGGTGTAGTAGGGTCTGTTATGTCGCCTAGGTATAAAAATTCTAGTTCACCTCTACTACTCTTACATCCATTATAGTAAGTCCAAACACCATCTACTAGGTTTAATATTGGTCTCTTGTAGTCTAGTCTTAAAATATCTAAGACTTCATCTAATGTTCTTGTCATAATCTCAAAATGTGTTAAAAATTACCCTCCCATGTGCAAATAAAACTGGGGTGGGGTAAAACGTTGATAGTCAAATAGTTAGATAGGGGCGGGGGTATAAAGTGCTTAAAATCAAACTGTTACACTTTACTCTCTACCTCACCCCTTAATAACTAAGTGACTTTATACTTCAAACCTAGTACTGTAAGTCTTCCCCTACATTATTACTAGGTGTTGTGTTATTCTTCTTTGGGTTGTGGATAGCGTTGTGACATTCCCTACAGATTGATTGAAGGTTGTCTAAGTCATACGCTAGTCTATCTCTCTCAACAGGATTACTAGTAGACATAAAACTAACTTTGTGGTGTACATCTTGGGCAACCTTGATTACACCCTTCTTAAGACAACATTCACATAAGGGTTTCTGTCTTAGCTTTGTCTCCCTTAGTTGTTTCCATGTCGTGCTACTATATATTGCCTGTCGTTCTGCTTTTCGTTTGGCACTGTAAGAATCTTTGTTTATATTCTTAGGTGGCCTGTATATTGTTGGCATAGTTTATTAGTGTTTAGTTCTCAGTCTGTATTTGTAAGGTGGTAAGGGCTAATATCACTACTAACCCCTACCTAATTATGACAATAAACTATTACAGATTGAAAACAATTTCTCTCTACTTATTAGGATTCTAGGGCTTGTGAACTGCAATATTACACACTAGAACACCCTATAGTCTAACCAGCTTTTATTAGGTAGTTGTCGCCTTTCTGATTGCTGTATAAACCTTTCTAGTACTTCCTCTTTGGTTAGTTCCTGTACCTCATTGTCTAGGGTTGCACGTTCTATCTCTACACCCTTCTTATCTAATACTGACTTCTCTATCTTCTTCATTGCTGCTGTCCTCCTTGATTAAAGTTTATCCCACTTGCCACTAAGACCTAATAAGCTATCCTGTATCTTAATGTTGTCCTCTTTCTCATCACCTGTTAACCCTAGACTTCTTAACATAGGGTCTGATTGGTAAGGGTCTGATTGATTAGTTGTAGTAGGTGGTGTTGGATTGCTTGGGGTATTATCTACAGGCTCATCTACAATACCTGCTAACTTCTTCCTCCTTGCCTCTAATACCATTTCCCAAAACATATCATTACTACGACCGTCAAATGTGTAGAGGCTTAAACGCTTAGACTCATCATTATACCTAACATTCTCTAAGGTATCTAAAAACTTCTCCCTTGCCTGTTCCTTCTCTTCCTTCTTACTTAGCTTTACAGTTTCATCCTTCTTTATAGTCTTTGGTTTGCTAGGTAAGATTGTTTCCCTGTTATCCTGTACATCACCGAATAACTCCTTTTCAAGTTGACGGCTATACTCTCTTCTAGCCTCTTCTGTCATTGTCTCAGTCTGATTTAATACATCTGCTGTCATATCTATTTTATGTTTTATGTCCTAGTTAAATACTAAGACGGTTAATTATTATGTCGTTCTTTAATTCTAGGTTATGTTCCCTAAATCTAAGTAATGTTCTTTAATTCTAGGTTATGTTCCCTAAATCTAAGTAATGTTCTTTAATTCTAGGTTATGTTCCCTAAATCTAAGTAACCCTAGTATAAGGCTGTTTTTACTATAACTTACTATATATCAGTTAGTTATGTAATATTTGGCTAGATTGGGCTTATTTTTACGTCTCCTAGGTGACTCTATTTTTGTAATCCTTCTATATAATAGTGTAACTTAATTACACTATAACCGTTACACACTCTCAGTTTAAGACTGAGTGTGTAACTATATTATCATGGGCGCGCTGGCCTTGCCGAGCCGTGCGCTATTCCATTAATAATCAACACTTTAGAAATTCCCCATTAACTTAGAGAAATCAAATTTAAGGTTACATAGTGGGTTAGTAGATTCCTGTACTGTAGGTTTCACTTCTTCTACTACAGGCTCGTTCTTTATTTCTAAGTCTTCATTAATGTTAGGGGTTAGGCTACTTAGGAATTTATCAAGCCCTACTATATCATTCAATGTAGGTTTAGGTGTAGTTAGTATTTCCGTCTTAGGCTGTTTCTCATACTCATTAGGCCTGTATGTATTCCTTGCCTCTTTCAATACCTTACAAACTCTTTCTATACCAATCTTATAACCTTTCCCTTTCAGTATATCTAGGTTCTGTCTTACTGTCTGCATAGGATTTATTAGGTGTTTCAGTTCATCATCACTAAGTCTATCACCTATCCCCTTATCTTTACAGTAATTATATAGGCTTGCTCTACCTACTTCAATTCCCTTAGCTTTCAGTTGTTCTAAGTTTTCCTGTATGCTTAATCTAGTGTTATACAGGCTTTCAATTTTAACATAATCTACTGTCTTCATTTTTTTTAATGTTTTGTGTTCCTTCCCATTATAGTTTAGGGTTGGGACTGGTTAAATTTATCGTTCACTCTTTAAGGCTGTCTACCGTTCATTGTTTTACTTAATGAACTTTCCTTTAATAGTTTCTGTACCTTATTTAGTCCAATCTTATAACCTTGTGCTTTCAGTTGTTCTAGGTTTTTACGACTGCTAAGGTTTGGGTCTATTAGTTTCTTAAAGTCTACCCCTGTTTCTATACCTCTATCCTTGCAGTAATTATATAGGGTCTTCTCACAAACCTCTACACCGTTTTTCTTAAGTACCTCTAAGTTTTTCTGTACTGTCAAGTCTGGGTTATAGTACAAGTCAATTTCGTAGTAGTTCCATTCCTTGATACCTCTATTAATTAGTCCTTGCATTCTACCACGTTCTAGTTTCCTACTCACTAGTCCTGTATTAACTACTACTTTCTTTTGGTGATAATCTGACTTCATTACTTTTTTAATTACCTTTCTAGACTCTTCATACTCAGCCTGTAGTGTTGGTAGGTCTTTTCTCATTGCTTTCTTTACAACCCCAACCAAGTAATCAATAGTCAGTACATCATCCGAGTTATCAAAGAAACGTTCACGGTCTATATACAAGTTAAGTAGTAGTTCATCACTAGTTACATCTGGTTTTATCAATCTTCTTAGTCTTGCATAATTACCCATCTTAGCCCTTCTATGTTCACCGTCTACATATTTCTTAGGGCTATCATTTTCCCATCTGTAGTAAAGTTCATAGTAGCCGTTCTCTTCACTGACTAACTTAATTTCCTGTCCTTCCTCGAACTCAACCTTAGACCTATAGTAGTACTCAAACTTTCCATAGTAGTTTTTCAGTACCTTACCATAGCTTAAGTTCTTTAAGTCATATATTAGTTTAGGGTCTACTGCTATCTTCTGTTCTTCTTCCTCTTCTGCTATCAAGTCTAAGAGTACATCATAATACCCCCTTATATCTTTCAAGTCATACACTAGGTCGCTACTATAACACTCAGAATCACAACGACACCCATTAAAATACTGGTCTTGTCTAGTACCGCAACAGTCTTTACAACGTTCTAGGGTATCTTTTTCTACCTCCCTATGTAATACTGTCGATACTGCCTTAAATTCATTCAACTTCAACACCTTAGACATCACATATACTAGTCTAAATCTTCTAGAATCTGGCTTGTCGCTGAATGTTGCATAGCAGAAAGTAGGTAGGTATGATAGTTTGTTTAGGTAGGTTGGTATGTCAGTATAGGCCGTCTCATCTATATCAATACATACAATCTGCGACCCACACCAAAACTCACTTCTTTTTATGCAACGTTTCATATAGCCGTCTTTCTCAGTGGGTAGTGTATAATAAGACTTTCCAGTACTAGTATTAATCCAAACCTTTTTCCCCACTGCATAACTATATAGACCGCACATACTATAACCGTGTCTTATTCTGTCTAGTAGGTTAGGTAGGCTTAGTGTCGTCCTCTTAAATCTCATAGTCTCAGTTATCCCAAGTTCTGACATCTTAGGCTTATCATTCATTACCGCTGCTCTACATTCATCTTTACAGTTATACCCTTGTTTGCTAAGTGATACAGTTACATTAAAATCTTTGTCTTCCTTCATTCCTGTAATAGTTTATTTAGTCGTTCCCCTAGTCCACATTGAAGGGGTAGAGTCTATGCAAGTATGGATTAGTCCTGCATAACTCGCTAGGGGATTTTGCTCATCTCGAATACTTACTCATTGATAGATTAAGTTCGTTGAGACTTTGAAGATGGAGAATAATATTTAATCGTTCATTGTATTACTTAATGAACTTTGTTATTATTCTAAGTGCTAGACCTGTTATAATCTAGCTGTCATGTGTTTTGTTAGTCTGTAGTTCCGTCTTCCTACTATCTGAGCAATCCTAGTAGTCCAACTTCCCTAGACCTAACTGTGTCACCCTTTCTTAAAGTACTTAAAGAGCTTAGGAGTGTAGCTAATCTTGACTACCCAAAAAAGTACTTTAATTTATAGTTGCAGTGTCTTTCAACTTTTGACTGTCTTTATTTAATGTAGCTCAGTCTTCTACTTCCATCACGTCTTTGAAAATAGTCCTCGTACCCCTAGCCTTATTGAAAAGTAGTGCCTAGGTGGTTTTTAATCCAACCTTACACACTAGGGGCTCTGCACAATAGTTGACGTTTTAAGGGGTAGTATAGTAGTTGAATTTGGAGGGACTTAGTATTAAGCCCACTATACTAACCCTGTCTCTATAAGTGTTACCCTATAAAAACCTGTCTTCATGCTAGGGGCTGGGCAGACAACCTTATCCTAGCTTTACTGTTTGTCACTCTAAGCCGTCATCTATTATCACTAACCGACAACCCACTTAGTCAGCACGTACTACATCGACACGAACACCCACTACTCACCTTGCTCAGTACTGTTTTAGACCTTATCGAGGGGATTATTTCGATTTGAGCCTATACAGTGGTTTTCCGTGTGTCGTCCTTTTCCGTGCTTAGACTTGGGTAGTATCTATCATCACTGACCGACAACCCTAAAACATTCAATAAATTAACAAATCGCCGTAAATAGCCGTAAATGGCTAATCACATCTATATGTTCCTAGTGTCTTATCGAAAAGTAGTGACCCGATCCGCCACGCACTAGGATTTATATTTGGTTATAGGTTACTAGTTTCTACACTGACTATCTTATAACCATTCAGTCGCTTTATTACACCCTTGCAACAAAGCCTAACATAGTCTGTACTTTTAATAGGTAGTCTAAGCCCCTGTATTACATCTAGTTCAGTCTCATATCTACCTACTTCCATGTTCCTACTGTCAAATACTATATACTTTTTCATGTCCTAATCTGTATTACTGTTTAATTCTGTCCTGTGTCTTACTTTTATCATACGCCTTAGACTTCAATACTAAGACCTTTTGGAACTTTGCTTGTTGTGCCTCTTGTCTAGCTTTCAACATTTCACATCGCATATTAAGGCCTGCTCCAATTAACAAGAGAACACCGCCTACAATACTTAATACCCTGTTACTTTTCATTGTCTTATTATTGTTTAGTTTATCCTGCTATTTTCCACTTATAACTAACACCGTCTCTGCCTGTGGTACGCTGTTGTCTACCGTTAATACAAGCACTAATACCGCCTCTATTAATCCCAGTTGTCCTCTCTGCTGCCTTAATACTATCATACTCAGCAATTAGTACCCCCTCGGCTGTAAACTGTCTTACGTGCTTCATATCGGCCTTATGTGCTTTCTGTAGGCTTGCTTTATGTTGTTCACTTAGTTTCAGCCCCTTACGTCCTTCTGCTATATTTCTCCTAGCTGTCTCACTTAGTAGCCTACCTTTTTTCATCCTACTTAGTTTTATCTTAGTTTCTTCTGTATGTTCAAAGTTCCCCCTAGATAACCCTCCTAGTGTCATGTTATACCCTTTTCCTGTTTTATAATAGCTTTCCAGTTCTCTAATAAACGCTATCTCTGCCTCATCTAGTAGTCCCCTTAGTTCCTCTCTAGTGTCAGCATGAATAGTTAGTAGTACGGTGTAGTCAAAATTCTCAGCACCATATTTAAGTATTGCCCTGTCTATAATCTGACTGTCTGCCCTTTCACCGTTATAGTGTTGTAGGTATCTTTTTCTAGGGTTTACTGTCTGACCTACATACTTCTTACCATTCACTTTATTAGTCCACCTGTATATAATTCCAAACATAGTATTATCTGATTCTAAAGTTAACCTTACACAAACCACGTCCTATCAAATCTACACCGTCCTTACTACATCTTTTTATATAGTAGTTAGTGGTATTATATTTCATAGCCGTATCTTTCAGCCCCCTACAGACCTCTATTACAGTCCCTGCACTATCTAACACTTCTATAGTCTTCTTAGCTTTTTCAGCTCTCCTTGCCTGTAATGTACCGTGTCTCATGTTATCAATCTTACTAAGCCATTCTAGATTAACTACATCATTATCTAGCTTATTCTCGTTGATATGATTTACTTCTGGTAGGTTGTTAGGGTTTGGTATAAAGGCTTGTGCAACTAATCTATGTATGTAGTGTTTCTTTTTATCACCTTCCTTAGTTAGTACAATCTGCTTATAACCCTTTTTAGTTAGAAATGGTTTAATTATCTTTTCACTTAGGTTTTTAACTTCACCGTCTTTTCTAGTGATTGTCTTTGCTAGGCTCTTCACTCGTCCTAGGTTGCTAATCTTGTAAAAGGTTTCATACCCTTTAATGTTTTTCCATGATTCTAGTTTATTGTTTATCATGTCTTTTTAGTTTGTGCCTTACCTCTGTGTTTTTCAAGTTGGGCAAAGCTGGTTAGTTTTACTGTCATAGTTAAGGATTGTAGACCTTAACACTTGCATTTATTACCATTACAAGATAACAAATGACTTCTATATCTACAGTTAAGGGTTGTAGACCTTCCCACCTACATTTATTACCACTACAGGATAACAAATGTACTTTCAATCATTAATAAGTCTTCAATACTTACCATCACTACACCTATCAAGTCTAAGGGACAAAATAGGGGCTTAATAAAAATTGCATAATTATATAATGTTCGCACATACGCACGTACTTCTACTAATAAGGAATTGACTCATTTTTGGGCCTAACTTTGGGGGGAGGTGGGGGGATTATCCTGTGTTTTTCATGGTTTTTCTGCCCCACGTACCCCCCATATCCCCCACACACCTAAAAATCCCTTCCAATTTCTGAGTACTTAGTGTTAACTATCTGATTTATTGCAAGTTACAGTATAGACATGAAAAAAGGACAAACATACATCACTGTACATCTGTCCTCTGTCTTGGTTTTCCCCTGTCTTATCTATTTGGTCTGCATTAACTCTCTCAGTGTAAATAATTTAGTCATCATTATATCAGCCCTTACTACCACATCATCAACCTTATATACACTATCTGGGTTAAGTCGTTGATAATACCCTATCAGTGTGTCTATACTTATTTCATTATCTACCAACCACCTAGCCAAATCCCCTAACTTGTTATGGGTTCTTTCAATCTTCCCTAACAATCTATCATAGTCTACAGGTTCAAGTGTTAAGCGACTGGGGGGATTTTCTACAGCCTTAACCTCCCTAATCTTCCCCAGTACTTCACCCACCATCCTAGCCTTATCACTAGTAGTAAGGTGGGAATAGATAGTTTTAATCATATTATCGTCTGTATGTCCTGTTAAGTAGCATAGTCTTTCTGGATTTATCCCATCTCTAAGTTTCTGAGTTATAAATGTATGTCTAGCGCAATGTGAGGATAGTTTAAGGTAGGCTGGTTCTGTTATTTCCTCGTCCTGTGCGTTTCTGTATGTTATCTCTCTATCTATCCCTGCTAGCTTTGCCAACATCTTAATAGCGTAATTATAGTAGCTGTTATTATTATCTAACTTAGCTACATCTATTAGAAACTTAACCCTATTATACTTGTCTATAAATGTTCTAATATAATCATCTTCTACAATTAGCGCACATTCCTTACCTTGACTCTTCTTTGTCTTTAGTTCATAGTAGCACTGCCCTTCTACTTCAACCTGTTTAACCTTATCCGTTGGCTGTCCTACTATATATAATAAGTACTGTGCTAGGTCGCTTACTCGTTGTCCTGTTCTGCACTGTAAGACAAATATATCCCTGTACTCGCTTAATAACCTACCCCTAAGACTTAGTGGGTACTTTGGGTTAATACTGCCGTCTTCTTGTCTAGGTAGGATAGTTTTTAGGTCATACTTCTCAGCTGGTGCAAAGTCTAGTTTTTCTATTGCCTGTACTTCCTCTAAGGTCAGTGCAAATCTACCTTTATCTGGTCTACTGTCCTTCTTCTTATTGTACTGTAGGCCTCCGCTAATGTTAAACTTAAGATAGGGTTCTTCAATCGCTAAGACTTTATTTACTAGCCTAACAATCATTTCACACTTTGCATTAATCATAGCTTTACTCTCTCCCTTCTCAGTGAGGTATCTAGTATAAGCGTTTAATCCGCTCTGCTTAAATACTTCCAAACTATCCAAGTTCTTAACCTTTAAGTACTCTAGATAACTATTAAGCCTAGATATATAGGTCTTTCTAGTATCTGTGTCTTTTGGATATAAATAATAAAAAGCACTCTCTATTAAGTCTGCTGCTGTTTTTCCCATTCCTACTAAAAATTTACTAAGTGAGTTAAAATTTAATTCTGCTACTTCTTTAGTGCAAATATAGTCTAAATATTCTGAAATCTTACTTTTTATTTCATTTATCTTCTCATTGGCTATTTGATTGTTATAGTTATCTAGCTTACTTTGTAGGTTACTTATTATTGCTAATTGATAGGTTTTATCCCACTGACTAGCCAACACTTTAACCCCTAACGGTATTTTGTGCTGCTTACTATTTATTCTAGTGATACAGTACAGGGTGGTTGGCTTAGTTGCCCTGCGGTCTCTGAGTACAAAAGAAACACCTAAATTTACTTGTTTGTTGATACTACACATAACTACTAGTTCTTAATACAGTTCTTAAAACGGTTCATAATTTCGTGGATAATACCCTAAATCAAGCCTAAAATTTACATAGTACATCTTAACCGATATTATTGCTAGTTTTAACGTAACTATTTGACTAGTAACTATATATAACCAAATAAGGACTACTTCCCAGTAGCCCCTATTTATAATACAAAAACATTATGAAATAATTTATTTCGCGAACAAGATTATC